CCCGCACCACCACCTTGTTGTGTAGCGTATACTGATGGTGTAGTATTAAGAATCATTGGAATGTCTTGTGAACCAAGACGAACTTCCATCTCTTCTTTACTAACCGTAGTATAAGCAACAGGTGTCGTTTCATCAGCTCTAGAAGCCAAAACTTCTAGTGCTGTGAGAGCAACAACATCAGTTTCTAAATCGAAACTGACACTACCGACAATATCCCCAACTTTTACTGATTTAGTTTGGGATACATAACCGATGTATGAAGCAGTAATGTCAAAAGTACCAGTACCAGTTTCAATGACGAACTTACCTTCAGCGTCTGTTACGCCACCAAGTTCAGTACCTTCTACTATTACATTTGCTCCAACAAGTGGTTCTTCACCAGTTCCAACAAATCCAGTAACGGCTTGTCCAAAGACAATTCCTACTGTCATTATCAGACTGGTGATGAGATTACGATATTTCATAATCTGTCTCCTTGTGTTTCTGTTTGTGAATAGACACATTTTTCTACAGGTGTGCCGTCTGCCTGTCCGCTTTTCGTGTATGTGTGTTTAGCGACATATTGTGTCAACTAATTTTTGTGCTACAACATAAGGGTCACAATTAGAAGCTGGTCTTCTATCTTCTAAGTACCCTTTCTTATCTTTTTCTACCTGCCAAGGAATACGGATTGACGCTCCTCTATCAGATACGCCATATCGAAATTCATTTATACTACAGGTTTCATGCAAACCGGTAAGTCTTTTATCGTTATCCATACCGTAAGCATCGATGTGTTCTTGTGGATTTTCTGATAGTTTTTCACAGGCCTCTAATATTTTTTCATAACCACCATCTTCTCTCATTTCTTTTGTTGAAAAGTTGGTGTGACATCCTGCTCCATTCCAATCACCATCCATTGGTTTTGGGTGTAAAGAAACTTCTAGTCCATGCTTCTCACATATTCTTTCTAGTAACCATCTAGCAACCCATAAGTCATCACTCATATGAATTGAACCACCTGCGCCAATCTGATATTCCCATTGTCCTAACATTACTTCGGCATTTGTTCCACATATTTTTATTCCTGCATCAATACAAGCGCTCATATGTTCTCTCGATACATTCTCACCAATATTTCTACCACAGTAGTAATCACCTTGTGGTTTAGGTTCTCCATTAATTGGCCAACCCAATGGTCTATCATTTTCAAACAAAGTGTATTCTTGTTCGAATCCAACCCATTCATCTATTCCATTTGGAATGGTTTCCTCTAACTTTCTTCTTGTGTTTGATTTGTGGGGTGTGTCATCTACGTTATAAACTTCACATAACACAATAGAGCCTTCTAATTCAAATGGGTTGGTGTAGACTCTAACTGGTTTTAACACACAGTCCGAGCTACTTCCATCTGCCTGTTCTGTAGAACTTCCATCAAAACCCCATATTGGAGCTCCATCTAAACCACCGAACTGTCTAACAATTTTTGTTTTGTATCTTATTTGAGTTGGAGTACAACCATCCAACCACAGATATTCTAATTTATGCATAACCTTTTCTCCTTATTTTAGCTAGCATAATCTTGGTCATCATTATCACCTGTCATAGGTGTGATTTCACAAGAGTCATTGTTACAAAATTTATCTATATCGGCTTCCTCATTTTTGATTACACCGAAAGATAGTTTACCCAATTTACTTACCTCTTCTTCGTAAGTCTTTTCGTCAATAGCTTCGTAAGGCATTTGTTGATAAGCACCATAGTCATGTCGTGGTAATAAACTAATACCTTTTAGGTGATATTGATAATAGTTTAAACAAGGAGCTATTTGTTCTGCCTCTGTTTCTGGATTGAATGTAACTGTACAACTTACCTGATTGTCTGCCCAATGTCTTTGTAGGAAAGCTGCTAAACTGAATTGTTCCCAAATCGATAATTCTGAAGCAGTTCTAATTCCCTCTCCTACATCAACAGGAACTTCAACAACCATAGTGGTATCTTCTGAACCAAATGCTGGTTCTATTTTGTATCCAGCTTTTTCTAATGGTTCTAGTAATTCAGAATGTTTTGATAACCTTATTCTCCTAATGTAAAAACGACTCTCAGGGTAGTGTAATCCTGGAGTCGCTCCTGCAAGTAGTGAAACTGTTCCTGATGGTTTTACTGATGTAGTCTTAATTGACTTCGGAACAGCAAACCAATCTGAATATTGATTATCCCATTCTTGAATAGTATCATACCCTTTATTCAACCACTCTTTAAATACATCTAAACCTCTGTTAGTAACAAACTGAGCAACACCACTAACTGAACAACCTATTCTTCTGTTTCTTAACATTACTCTGTTAGTATCAGCCCAATGAGTTCTACCCAATGTAACTGTCTTAGCATAAAGATAAGCATACTTTAATGTTCTTTGGTAATCTTCTAATGTATCGTGATTATTTGGAAATGTTTCTACCAAACAACATAGCTCATAACTTTCCAATGATTGTTCCAAACAAGGATTACCACCCATAACTCTATGGTCTTTATTATCACCACCATTTTTCATACGAGAATATTTTCTCATATTCTCTAACCAAGCAAATCCAGGCTCACCATTATCCACAATCCGTTCGGCAGCTGCTGTATAATCCATACCCAACTCAGCGAATATACTATTATTACTAGTCCATCCATAAGTCTCTCTGTGTTTGTTTACTTTATAATTCTTTAAATCTAAATATTCTTCATCGTAAGGATCACCAAATACAATCTCAGCAGTTCTTCTTACATTACCTGCTACAACACATTTACCAATTAGATTCATAATGTCTACTATAGTTGTAACTGTAATTGGTTCTCCACTATTACCATCTAATACTTTTCTGATATCTTCGTGTACTTCAGCTAATGGTTCGTAACCACTAGCAACTCCACCAAAACCACTAATAGGTTCACCAGCTTCTCTTATTTTTGAATAGTCAAACTCTACTGGTGCTGTTCCGTGAAAATAACTTTCTAATAATAGTTTTAGTGATTCTACCCAACCCTCACGAGTATCAGGTATCTCGTAAGTTTGTTCCTCTCTGTTTTCATCCACACCTTTGATTATTATCTCTCCAGCACCTTTTGTATCAAAACCAACTCCAACACCTAACATACTTGCATCCATAAGGAAACAAAAAGGTTTTGAGTAATCTTCTTTTAGTGTTTTCGTAGATACGAAAGCACAATTGTTTAGGGCGGCATATAATCCCTTTTCTTCTGTGATAGGCGTTCCCATCGCCCACAGACCGCGACCAGGGGGCAAGAATTTCATTGTAAAAATACGCTCATACATATCTTGAGCACTCTTTTGAGCTTGCCACGGATTCCACCCTAATTGATGTGATTCAATCCAATTCATTTGCATTGAATAAGTTCCTTCTACAACCCTTTGTACCGTTTCCCACCATCTTTCATTCTTACCATTTTCTTTAATTCTTGAGTAGGTTCTCATGTAAACCAATTCACCTAATCCATTAAAACCAAATGGTGGTTTCTTTCTTTTGTACTTATTTATAAAATTTTTCGATAAAACAAATTTCTCCATCTACAATTCCTCTTATAATCTTTTAATCATAACACTAATAAATATAATATATATTGAATCAAATTTATTATTTATTCAAATCCGTCAACTTTTTTTTCCATATCGTTATATTTGTTTGCTAATTCTTTTCTTAAAAATTCTTGACTGTTGTCCATTTTATTCTGCGCCTCTTTTCCAAATTGACTACTACCTTCGTGTATCTTAACCACACCAATATTAGTATTAATAGTTGATGGATATGTAACTCCATCTATACCGAATCTATTTTTTATCACATGAAACCTACCTGTGTTGGCTATCTTATCTTCTACCTTACGACTCATACTCATCACGAAATCAGCTGTCATCACTTTACTATAATCCTCTGCAACCTTATCAGCTCCAATAACATCCTCTTCTAAAGCTGAACGATTCGCCTGTGAAGCAGTCCATATTGGAAGTTCAAGTTCACCAGCTAATCCTCTTAAATCTTCATATATGTTTCCTATCGCATGTCTCTTTTCTTTGAAGTTACCTGTAGGCATTAATATATCGGCATAATCTACAATAACCATATCTACTTTAGTACCACTTAACTCTATTTGTTTTAAATGAGCACCTAATGTTTGAACTGATGCGGCTTTTGTTGGAAAGTATTTTATCAGTAGTTTACCATTAAGTTCAAACAATTTTTTACTAACATCATCCTTATAATATTTTATATTTGATGTAGTGATACCACTAAAAATAGAGTCATACCTTAACCCAACATAATTTTCGTTTAATTCCAATGTATAATGAACTACTGTTTTCTCTTCACGAATAACACTCGCTCCCAAAGCTTGAAGTGTCCAACTTTTACCAATACCAGCTGGAGCGACAACAACACCTAATTCACCAGCACCTAAACCACCATCTGTTATTTCATTAATAACATCCCATGGTGTTTTAACTGTCACTCTTGCAGATTCTTCAAGTCTTGCATCTAACGATGGAATATAATCATGACCTAAATCTCTCGTAGTTCCCGCCTTCATCGCCTCATCTATAATAGTTTTAATGCCATCATAGTTTTTATTCTCCAACATATCAACAGATTCTAATATAGCACCTTTCAATGTCTGATTCTTACAAAAATCCAATGTCTCCGATTGTACAAATTCTAAATCTGTAGCTTCTACATTTTTCCAAACATCTCTTAACTTATCGACAACACCAGTTTTTAACACATCATTATCTATTTCGTCCACCTTATATTTTATAACTTCAAGTGTAGGTTGTTTTTTATATTCATAATAATAATCCCTAATCGACTTTACCAACCACTTATTAGAATCAGAATCAAACATAGATGGCTGTAATATATCACTAATAGTTTGTAGGAATTTAATATCACTCATTAAAGATGCGATAATTTTAGATTGGAATGATGTTCCAAATTGTGTTAAAGTTTCACTCACTTTGTAACCTTTTAATTTCTTTTTTTATTTTTTTATTCAAATAGTATACATAAATATGTTTGGGTTTTCTGGAAGTAAAAAATATATTTTCATCTCCATTATCATATCTTCTTTTTAATTCTCTTCCATATGGCCTCGCGGTTTGATTTAATGACCTACTGTGATATTCCTTACCATCTACCATTAATATTCTAGCTGATGCTGTTTCACCAATGTATTCAAAATTTGTAGCTTTATATATCACACCAGAATGACCATAATGTTGGTCAGCGAAAGATACTATAACTTCTACATCTGTATTCTGTTTCAACCATTTGAATGTTTTACCTATAAAATAACTCTCTGTATTCTTAGGTGTATCATCAATACAAACCAATCTTCTTAACTCCATACACTTACTGGGATTAATTGGATTGTACTTAGCAGCTGTAGCTGGCATAGAAGGCATAGCGTACAACATAGCTCCTATCATTGTTGGTATTCCAAAATTACCCTCTCTGAACAACCCAAAATGGTAATAGGATTGGATACCATTTACATTATGTGAATAATGATGTTTTTCTATGAAACTAACTATCGCTTTTCTATTTACATGCTCAACAGTAAAATCAGTTACTTTCATGTGTTTTCTCTGCGTAACGATTCAACTGATTAAAATTATTAGCTAACCAACTTGTCACATTAGGAAGTGCAGTAAACAACTTATCTTCTAAAAACATTTTTTCAAACTTAAATTTTATCAATCTATTAATTGGTTCACTTATCCTATCTATTATCTTTGTTTTTGTAGAAGCCGAAATATCTACATCTGATAACTGCATTAATTTGTAGTTCAATTCTATAATATCTTTTGACTCTGGTAAAACATCTACAACTTCATCTATATTAACTATACGATTTTCGCTTAAAAATGGTAATTTTTTTTGAATAGTTTTTAAACCCAATCCCCTCACGCCAGGAATATTATCAGATTTATCACCATCTAAAACTCTATACCAAATAAGATTACCAGATGAAATACCATACTCATCCATAACCATTTTATCATCATACATTTTCTTTTTGGTTGGACTCCATATTTTGATTCTACCATTAGCTAATTGAAGAAAATCTTTATCAGTAGACATTACAGTTATTTGAGAATCAGTAAGAACTTGTCTACATAAATAACCAATTGTATCATCAGCTTCGATGTTGTCATAAGATAAAACAGTTACAGGTAAAGTATCTAAATACTCAACTATACGTTGTAACTGCATAATCATATTATGTTTCTCATCTTCTTGAGATGCAAAATCATAAGATCGATTTACTCTGTACTTAGTTTTACGATTTTGTTTATATTCTGGATAAATTTTGCGACGGCGATTAGACCCACCCTTACCATCAAAAACAATGATAGTACGAGTTGGCCTAATCATATTTATCGTGTAACCAATACTCCTTAGAAAACCAACTATTCCACCAACATGAATTCCATCATCGTTAGTAGTTGGTATGACACTAAAAACTCTTATAAAAGTATTTAGACCATCTATTATGAGCACTTTATCGTTGGGTTCGCCACCGTCTAATGAGCCACCTTTTTTCTTTATCTCATCGAATATAGATAAATACTTTGCATTACTCACTTAGTTCCTCTTCCACAACTACATCATCAATTCCAAAGTTCTTTTCATATTTCAGAATTACTTTTTCACAAATCATATTGTAACAATGTTTTTTAAACTCATCATCTTTTAGATAATCAGCCCAATCTTTAGATTGGAACTTTATTTCTTTATCATTGTGATTGTTCATTGTGTACCAAGCACCACCTTGCTTTACAAGTTTATGTTCCTTCATAACGTGTAACCAACTACCTTCATTATCAATACCACTTTCAAAATAAAGTTCAAAATCAGCATGTCTCATTGGTGGCCCTAATCTGTTTTTAATTACTTGAGCCCTCATTTTCATACCAATAGTATTCTTCTTAGTGTCTTTTATCTGACCAACATTTTTTAGTCTGATACGAGTTGAAGCATGAAATGGTAATGCTTTACCACCACTTGTTGTCCAAGGGTCTCCAAACATTACACCTAACTTTTGTCGTAATTGATTTGTGAATACCAAAGCGATTTTCTGTCTACCAATCATTTGAGTAATCTTTCTCATCGCTTTAGAAAGTATAATAGCTTTAGAAGTAGCCCAACCATCTTTGTCAAACTCAGCTTCTAACTCTACCTTTGTTGTAGCAGCTGCTAGTGAATCTACTAAAATAGTTACTAATCTATCTTTATCTGATTCACGAACCTTAGCAACTATTTCTTCGATAGCTGAAAATATATCCTCTACTGTTTCTAAATGTAGATACAACATACTCTCAACATCGACACCAATGGCTTCAAGAAAATCAGTACTAACTGCGGTTTCGGTATCTATGTAAACAGCGACACCACCTTTTTTCTGAGTTTCTGCAAGTACATGAGCACCAATTAAGGATTTACCACTACTCTCTAAACCATTTAGTTCTGTAATTCTACCAACAGCTATTCCACCATCAGGCCGATTTGATATGGCCAAATCTAACATTGTTGAACCTGTTGAAATAAACTCTTTTATATCTGTTGGTGTTGTGTCTGTTCCATCAAGGAAATACGCTACTTTCATATCCTTGAAATTTTTATTAATAGTGTCCGCTAAGACACCAGCCAAATCATCTCTTGTTGACATATAGTCTCCTAAGTTAGATAGTGGGTGTGTCCGGCTTTATAAAGAATCCTTTGCACACACTCGGTTTTATTAGTGTTGGCTTCAACACCCACCATATTGTTTTTTTTATTTAATTGTTAAATAAATCGTCAAATGCATCTGAAGTTTTCTGTGAATCATAAGTTGAGGCATCAGCTACAGCTGTTTTCTCTTCTTGAGTTTCTTCTTCAGTAGTTGAACCACCATTCAAGTAATCATTAAGGGCTTGTGTTAAGTCCTCATATGATTGTTCTTGATAAATCTCAGTAATGTTCTTCTGATTTTCGGTTAGTGTTTCAAGTAAAGATGCATCCTCTGTAATAGGAGTTTGATTTGGCTTTACCCTTATTGATGTTGAAGGGAAGGATTTACCTGTCTCTTCAGCGGTTTTGAATACTACAGCGACATCACGACCACTTACTGCATCTGTGATATCACCATAATCTGGATCAGCGATTATAGAAAGTAGTTCTTGATAAACTGTTTTTCCAAATCCCCAAAAACGAACACCTTGTGCCTCTTCACCACGAACAACTACAGGAGCATATGTCCTCATTTTAGCTTCAACTTTTTTACCTAATCGGTAATCATCTTTTGAACCAGTTCCTTTGAGTTTTTGTGCGAACTCTTCAATAGGGTCTGGACGACCAAATGAAATTGGTGAAAGATAATTCTTTCCACCTAAATCATAATGAAAATATAGTTCAATGAAAGGATTATCCTTATTGAATTTATAAGGAACGATTCTAACTATTTGATTTCCTGGTTGTGGTTTCCAAAGATTTGAAGTTCTGTTTGTTGCGGTTTGAAGTTGACTAAGGCGATTTTTGATTGCGTTTAAATCCATTTTTATTCTCCATTATTTAATTAGTTAATTAGTATTTTTTAATCAAGTATAACCTTGATACATTTATAAGTATTATCAATTTTCTGAAAATACAATTTATTTTTTATCTTTTTCCCATGTATCCACATTTACAATTGTGTAAATTCTTGTCGGTATTTTATTAAGCCCATCATCATTCGTAAGTAATAAACAATTTCTATAGTTTTTCCACTCTATAGGAAATGTTTTATCTAACTTACCACCATTCAATTCACGAATTAAATCATTAAGTGCATTGATTGTGTAAAGTGTATTTGTATTCTTTTTTCTATGAAGTGAGATTGTGTCTGGTATACCTTGCATAAAATCCTCATCATACTCCACATTATATGTACATATCAACTGATGATAATCATTTTCATTTTGAAACACATATATCTTATCAAACACAATGTCATTGCATGCTATGATAATATCTATTGTTTCATAGAATCTATTTCTTTTAGTGAATGTGCAGAGTAATTGAGTTTTCATTATAATTCTTTCCGTTCACTATTGAAACTTGCAATCAAACCACCTGCTCTACTATCCCATGCTCTCCATGTTAATTTCCAATTTTTTAAATCTATTGTTCCATCTTCTGCAGTATCAGTATGGGATTCGTATTTACCATTTTTAATTTCTTGATGATTATGTTCAATAACATCCAATCCATTGCTTGTTTTTAGTGTTGATGCAAATGTTAGAGCGGTAATCATACAACCCGGCCTACTCATAATTATTCCAGCGTTATCATTTCCAACTAGTTTTTTTAGTTTGTCGATATCAACAGACTTTTCCATTTTTTCTGCCAATTCTTTTTCTAATTTTAATATTCTTCCTTTGTGAACATTTAATTGTTTCCACGCTGGTGGTTTACCCGCATTCCTTTTTGGTTTCTGTTCAAAATCTATATCTTGTTTCAAACTTTTTATCTCATTTAAATTTTCTCTAATGACACCCAATAACCCTTTAGTATCTTTTATTACATCACCCATTCCGCTTTCTTTTATGATTTTGTTCATTTGTTCATCACTTTGAACTATATCATCTTTCACACCTAGCTCATAGCCATTATCACCTGGCCTGCTATGTAACCTATCTCTATACTCTGGATTTGGATGATATTTTTGATATTGGCCTGTTTCACCTGGAAACCCAAATGAACCATACTTACCACTTCTTCCATACTTTACACTAACTGATGCAACTCTCTCTACTTTACCACCATCACGAGTTACCCTTAATTTGTCACCACTTGGAAATGAACCATCTGATGGTAAGTAAACTTCCTCACCATTTGCTACCTCAGTATCATATAAAGCAAACTCTGCTAAATTTTTCATCATCGCACCTGCAATTGTTGGGCTTTCAACATTTATTGTTTCTGCCATTTTTGCATATGAATCACCAATTGCCTTTGATGCCTCTTTGGATGGTATATCATATTTATCTACTACACTTTCCATATTACTTTGATGTTTTTCAAGTGCCTCACTTATTTTAGGAGTCACATTATCTGATTTTTCTAATTCTTTTAACTTAGCGATTGTTCTTTTGATTGAATTGTTTTCAGATAAAGATTGTTTTAAGTATGCTTTTGCATTTTTACCACCACTTGGATAAATTAATTTACCACCCTCATCGATAGGTCCAAACACTTGATGAAAGTTAGGGTTTAATCTGTCATATGGTTCTTTACTAAATAAAGACTTTACATTTTCATCTTGTTTTGCAGTTCTTTTAGTTTCTAAATCTGGTTTTGATGTAGTGGTAACTTCTTGTTTTACATTTACTCCTTTAGCACCACCTTTAAGTGGTTTGCCTAAAGCACCTTCAATGGTGTCTTTAATAAATTCAGTTGCTTTATTTTGTCCTAATATTTTTCTTGCCTCAAAGTTAATATTTCTCATATAAACTTTAGGTTTTGCACCTGAACTTACTTCGAGTCCGTATTTATCTACCATTTGTTGTGCAAGTTCGTTGGATGGATTAGAGTTTAACTTTGTAAAATCACTCTTGAAATTATTAAACAATTTTTTATCTTCGTCATTCATATACAACAAACCATCTCTAACTGAATTTTGTGAACCATCAAAAATCTTTTTAATTTCTTTTGGAACTTTGATGTCTTGTTTATCATCACCTTTCTTAACTTTTTCAATTTCATCTTCTGATGCGTCTTTCTTAATTAAATCTTGAGTGTCTGGATTATGAGTTTTTACAACATAAGTGTTTCCACTTTTTTTATTTTTTACAATATCAACTTCATTCAAAGTTTCAATAAGTTCATTAATAACTTCATAGGGCCAACCCTCTTCTCTTAATATTTCATTTAAATGATATAAATGTTTTTCATTTTTATAATCTATAGCTCCAACCCTATATGACCACTCTGTTAATATATATCTGATATCTGGTATCATACAAATTTCTCCGTAATGTCTTTCATCTCGTGATAATTTAATCCCCAACTTACTTTAACTGGAAACTTACTTTTTTGTTCTAATACACCCTTAACTTTCTTTAGGTAATCTAATCCATCTTCCATATTAAAGTCAAATAGAAAACTATCATAATTGTAAAGTATTAGTTGACTTTGATATTCGTAGCCTTCTATTTCAGGAATTAATTCACTCAATACTCTCATATTGTTTTCTGTTTCCATTAACTGTATCATATAATTGAACAATTTATTTGGATTCATATCATCTAAATTTTTCTTATATATCTTCTTATTATAAATATCTGAAACAATAAATTCTTTAGATTTATACTCATCCCACAATATATTAATATAATCATTAACTTTACTAAAATATTCATTACTTTGTTTAATTTCATCAGGAATATAACCATACAAATATTGAAATGAAAGACTTTTTGCTTCATTATAATCAACACCATATAACTTAGCCATATGTTCATGCACTGAACCTTGTGGGAACTCATAACCTATTCTATCAGCAATTAATCGTAAGTGATATCCATCATAATCCATCTCAACTAATACACCATTTTTATATCTACTAATAAATTGTTTACGACTACCATCTTTTTTATTTAAGGCTGCAAAATTGATACCACCAAACCTATTAGATGGACGACCTGTGGAAGTATATATGTTATATTGACTATAAACCCTACCGCTTGTGGTTTGTAATCCATTTCTTTCTATGTGTGACAAATTGACTAATACTTTATTATTGTATGTCATTGTGTCACTATCACTGCATTTTTCAATCGTAACTCTAAGTAGATTACTTAATTTACGACAATACTCCAAATGCTTTAACACAGGTATTACCCTATTCATATTGTTTTTCTTATAATGCATCATATTGAAGAAGTTATGAGCATTAGTATCAATATGTTCTATGTTAAGTGGTTGGTTAGTTTTCATGTAGTGTAAAAGATTAACATCTACAACCTTACCAACAGCATATACCTGACCTAACAACTTTCTATCATAAGTGTACTTCGTAGTATCTGAAAACAAGTTGATATTGTGACCAGTAAGCGTTTCACTATGATTATATGGTATGATAAACTCTCTTCTATCCATCATCTGAATGTAAACCAAAGACAAACTATTTTCCATAGGATGTTTGTTCATATCAGATAATATTGGTATTACAATACTATCTTGACTTCTATATGACTCTTCAAATAATTTTACATCATCTGTAGTTTCAACTATTACCAATTATGTGCCTCTGCCCATATACCTGTTATTTTTGGAAATGTTTCATGCATTAAATCTAATAGAACTTTAGCATATTCTTGAATTTCCCATTGTGATGTCTTTTCGTTTCTCAACTCTATAAAATTCATAATAGCTTGAAACGATGCTGTCCAATATACCTCTGTGTACTGATTCAATGGAAGTATAGCTCTCGCTTGTTCTTTTGCAACACCCAATTTTAACAAACCATCATAAGCTTCTTTTACACTTCTCATTGTACTATCCCATACAAAATCAGCCAACTGTTGTTGTTGTATCTCACCTTCACTTGCCTGTTTGTTATCCTCTGATTGTTGTCTATATACTGATGGTTTATAATAATCTTCAACCTCAACATAACGACCACTAATCTCATTCCAAGCATGGTCTTTAGTAGAACTATTAGATGATGTCTCAATACCAACAACGTGTTTATACCATTGTCTCATTACGAACTCTGGTGCCTTTATGTGAAACTGAACTTGTAAGTGTCTAAATGGAGAATAGTGTTTGTACTTTGCAAGATAACGAACTAACCGTTCATCTGATTTATCCCAATATTTTTTTCTTTTACCGAATGATACTCTAGCTGAATTGACAACTGTTAAATCATTTCCTAATGAATCAACAACCTCAATAAAGCCTTTATCTAAGACTTGATTTTTCATAATTATAACCTTTATTATTTATTTATATATATTAAGTATTTCTCAATAATAACAATTTTTTTTGTAAAACATTGGGAGAATCTTTTGATGGTCTCCAATATTGTAATGGAAATAAATTTATACTGACTTTTGGTAAATCTCTATCAGCAATATTCATTTTACTAAAATTATATCTAGACACCTCTTCTTTTGTTCCTGATATTCTCCACCGAACAGTTATGTATTTGAACAGACTGTTTTTATTTTCAAAATCATTTTTTGATATTTCAAATACTAATGCATCAACATCATTTTCTTTTCTTGTAAAATATCTATTAAAACTACCAACGCTATAGTCATCCTCTGATGGAACGGGTAGTATCATTTGTGGATAATCTAATTTTCTAGAAGATTTTAAATCTGTGTATGCTTTGAATAATGTTTTCTGACCATATTTGATTCTTCTTATTATTTTGGAACTTTTTATATGTGTGCCACCCGTCATGTAAACTTCTTCTTTATCATTTGTGTAATGTATATGATAATCTAAACCAGGTCGCACTCCACCACCATGATCATATATAAATTCACCTAATTCTGTAGTTCCGGCGAACTCTACTTTAAAATCAGTATTATCATGTATTTGTTTTATTTGTTCTCTGTGCTTTGACATTTTACGTTTGAGGTTGTCTTTGTTTTTTTGCAATTGCTTGTTGAGTCTCGTATTGTTGTTTTGCAGCATTGTGTTCTTTTTCACCCTGCCTACTTTCTTTTATTCGTAACTCAACTTTTCTATTATAATTATCAATTTGCTCTTTATATAATTCTTCAAACGTTTTAAATCCTAATAGTATATTACTCATAGTAGCTCTCATTTTACCAGTTATAGTTGTAGTCCAACCACTACTATCAACGCTGTGATTAACATCAAACATTTGAAACACTGTATTTTCTTGATATTTTTTAGGTAAATATGTTGAATGGAAAGAATTACCTGG